GGTGGAAGAGCAAACTTATCAATCAAGAGGTCTTAAAATGGGCTACGGCTACGAATATCCAGCAGCAATCATTATTACCGATACGGCTGCACACACAGGCAGATTTGGTAAGGTTCATTGCCTGACAGATGCAGAGGCAACATTTGTTGCTGAGAATATCACAGAAAATGGTTCTGCAACTATCAATGGCATCACAATGAAGGCATCATCTGAGGTTTGTGGAGTCATAACAAGTATTACTCTTGCAAGTGGACAAGTCATAGCTTATTTCTTATGAGTCTTGCTAATGCACTAAAAAAAGCTGCTAGTGCTTCACTCAAGAAGCTTGGTGGTGATGTAACTATCAGACAAGTGACAACAGGAGCATATAACACCACAACTGGAGCTATCACAGAATCTACATCTGATACGACTATAAAAGGTGCATTAAGTAATGTTTCAAGAAGTCAGGTAAATGATTTAGTTGAATCACAAGATAAGCTTCTCACCATTTCTGCTGGTGATCTTACGTTTGCCCCGACAACAAAAGACAGAGTTGTTATAAGCAATGTTGAATTTAAAATTATTCAAGTAATTACAAATGAGCAAAATAATACTGCTGTTAGTTTTGATCTAATCTTGAGGTAAACATGACAAGAGAAATCACAATACTGCAAATTCCAAAAGTTATGGAGGAGGCCGTTGAAACTTTAGTTCAAGCAACTACCTTAGAATGGACAGCCAGAGTTAAAAAAGCTACACCAGTAAGAGTGGTTTATAAAGGTGAGCCGAAAGGAGGGGGACAACTTAGAAACGCATGGCAGACAGATATTAAAAAATTTAAAGGGACAGTAAGTAATAATTTACCTTATGCAGAACCTGTTTGCTTTGGTGAGAACTTACCACCATCTTGGAACGAACAATACAGAACAAGACAAAACACTGTTGCTGGTTATCCAGAACTTATTGCTAAAGAACTTCAATCTTGGGCTGATGGTGAATATAGAAAAATTGTAGGTAACATATAATGGCTGCTTTAGATTTAAACACAGTAAGATCCACGATTGAGGCTAGGTTAGCCACAGAGTTGGCTTCAAGCCCAGCAATTCCTGTTGTTTTTAGTAATATGTCCTTTGACTCTACAACAGAAGATACTTTTGTACAGTGCATTGTAAGCTTTGGTCAAACTCAATACTTGACTCAGGGTGATGCTAGTACGGCTACAAATAATGTTGTTGGTCTTGTAATTTTAAATGTTTTTACTGAAGAAAATATTGGGTCGGGGTCAAATTTTACTATTTGCAAACGTCTAAGGGACTTATACAATAGAATTACAGTTTCTAATGTAATTTTTGATGCACCATCTATAGGAGAAGTTGTTACTTCAAATCCCGAAGGAAAATTTCAAACACAGATGCGAATTACATTTAACATTTATGAGGATCTTTAATGGAAATCACTGAGGCAATGCTTGATGCTATCGAAGCTGTAAAAGGCAGAAGGGAACCACAATACTGGGACAATCAATGCAGACGATTTATGGAAAAACAAGAATTAAGTAAAAAAGCTGTAAAAAAACAAGAAAAGAGTTAATATATTTATAAATCTTCTTTTTAACTGTTATGGCAAAGGTAAAAGGTGATGTTGGTCAAGTCAAATTTGATGATGGCGGTTCATCTGTAAACCCTGTACTTGGTACTACTAGCTGGTCTATGTCTATCTCAAAAGACATTCAAGAAATTACTGCTCAAGGTGACACTTTTAAAGCATTTACTGGCGGTCTTATTGAAGGCGAAGGCACAGCAGAACTTCTTTATGATGATTCAGCTTCTGGAGAAACAGCAACTTTTGTTGATGGTGTACTAACTACAGGTGATGCTGGGACAGCTTCATTTGAGCTATTTCCAGATAGTTCAAGTGCAACAAAGAAAATTTCTTTCAATGGCATTATCACAAACTTTGAGCAGAGTTCTGCATTAGGTGATCCAAATTCAATAAGCATCACATTTAAACCAACTGGAACTATTACTTCCGCTATTTAATTAAAATAAAACTTCGCATTTATTCATGGCAACAAAAAGAAATCTTGAAGTCTTAAGAGAGGCTTTTGATCTTAGTCAAAGACGCAAATTTGACGTAAAAGACAATGAAGGCAATATTGTTCTATCTCTGTATTTTAAAGCCATAACAAGAGCCGATAGAGCAAGAGCCACACAAAGGGCAAATAGTGATGATCCTTTAATTGTTTCTACTCATATGCTTTGTCAGTTAGCAGAGAATGAAGATGGTACAAAAGCTTTTCACCCATCTGACTTTGCTAGTTTACAGAATGATTTACCAGAGAATGTATTAAATGAAATTGAATTATTTTTGTTTGGTGTAAATTCAAATGTTACTGTTGAAAACTCAAAGGAAGATTAAAGGGGGATAACTGGTTATATTTCGAGTTTTTCCTAGCAACAGAATTAGGCAAGACAGTTAGTGAATTAAGAACTCAGTTAACAGATGAAGAGTTAATATATTTTGCTGCGTACTATGAATTAAAATATGAGAAAGAAAAAAAGCAAGCTGATGCTATCAAACGCAAATCAGGTTAGTATAAAGAAAGTTATTGTTTAGTCGTGGCAGTCTCAAATGTAGAACTTAGAGTTAATGCCACTCAAGCTGTTGCTGCATTAAGAAAAGTAAATAAAGGTGCAACAACATTTAATCAAACTGTTAATGGCACATCTGGAAAATTAAAACAAGCAAATAAAGGGTTTTCGATACTGCCACCAGCTTTGTTAGCCACAGGAGCAGGGGCAAAAGTAGCTGCTGGAGGATTTGCGACATTACAGGCAGCATTAGCACCAATATTAGCTCCCCTGATAGGTTTAGGGGCTGTTATCGGCGGACTTACTGCTTCTTTTGGTATTCTTACTAAACAAGATTTTGCAGAGGCAAAGTTAAGCACACTATCAGACAATGTTGACGAATTAAAGCCAAAGTTAGTATCTCTCTCTGATGAATTAAGTGGTCAAGCATCAACTTTAGATTTATTAACTGCTTCTTATGATTTAGCTTCTGCTGGTTTTGCTAAAAATGCTGAAATAACAGAAATACTTAAAGCTGCTCAATTAGGTGCTACTGGCGGTTTTTCTGATCTTGGTACTGTTACAGATGCAACTACATCTGTTTTAAATGCTTATGGTTTAGAAGCCGACAAGGCGGCAAAAATAGTTGATGGATTCGCACAGACACAAGCTGATGGTAAAATTGTTGTTGACCAATATGCACAGCAGATAGGTCGTATTGCACCAATAGCGGCTGGTGCTGGTGTAAGTATTGATGAATTAAATGCTGCGATTTCTGCTGTCACTGCAACTGGTGTTCCTGTTGAATCTACCTTTGCAGGGTTACGACAAGTCATTGCTTCGATACAAAAGCCCACTGGTGAAGCATCTAAGGTTGCTCAAAAGCTTGGAATAGATTTCAGTGCGGCTGCTTTACAATCAAAAGGTTTGGGTGGGGTTTTAGAAGAAATAATTGCAAAAGGTGGAGCAAGTGCAGATAACCTTTCAAAATTATTTGGCAGTGTTGAAGCACTTACAGCTATTCAACCATTATTAAATGATGAATTAGTAAAATTTAATCAAGCTCTTGATAATCAGGCAAACGCACAGGGTAGGGCTGCCAGAGACGCATTTAAAGCAACAAACACAATACAGGGACAACTTAAAAGATTATCAAGTGCTTTTACAAACTTGGTTGCTGATGGTTCAGAGTTTGGGATTGTAATTAGAGAAACTTTAAAAATTACTGCTGTTACTGTTGAGGCTTTAGGTCTTGCTGTAAAAGCTACTTTTGCACCTTTTAGAGCTTTGTTTGCATTTATTGGAGAGATTAGTAATGCAGTTATAGGAGAATTTGGTGGAGAGGCTATTGATATTGTTATAGGTTTTGAAAAAGCTTGGATTTTTGTCAAAAACGCAATTAATGAAAATATAAAAAGAATTACAGAACTTGGCAGAAAAGCTGGACAAGTCGTGGGCAAAATTGTTAGAGCAATATTTGATGCCTTTAATAAAATTAAAAATTTTGTAGAAAACAACCCTGTTCTGAAGTTTTTATTAGGGCAGATCCAAAAGATTATGCCAAAAATAGATATTCAAGTTGAGGGTGATGATTTAAAAGATTTGAAAAAAGATATTGATGAAGCGACAGATGGTGCTAATAAATTAAGTGATGCTTTTAAAAAAGTAGGGGATAATATCGCAACTGGTGTTTCTGATGCTTTGACTGATGCAATTATGCAGACTAGATCACTAGCAGACGCAGCTAAAAGCTTGCTTCAGAGCGTTGCTAGACAATTATTGCAGCTTGGTATTAACACATTTTTATTTAGTGCTTTTGGTGGTTCATCTGGTTTATTTAAAAATTTACCAACATTTGCTTCTGGTGGAAGGCCAAAAGTGGGTCAGCCCTCAATAGTTGGAGAAAAAGGTGCAGAATTATTTGTGCCTTCAAGGGCTGGGACAATTATTCCAAATGACCAGCTAGGAGGCGGTGGTCTAACAAATAATATTGTGGTTAACGTTGATGTAAGTGGAGGTGTTGATGTACAAGGAGGAGAGGAAGAAGGGAGAGAACTTGGAAGGCTTATTGCGGTGGCTGTACAATCTGAAATAATACAACAAAAAAGAGCAGGGGGATTATTAGCATAATGGCAACTTTTCCAGACATCAAGCCTTCATACGGGTCAAGAAAAACTAATGCACCAGATTTTAGACTTGTAAAATTTGCAGATGGATATGAACACAGAATAGTTTTTGGTCTACCAGATAATCAAAATCCAAAAGTTTTTAATTTTACATGGAATGTCAGTGAAACGGATTCAGACACTATTGAAACATTTTTAGACGCTAGAGGAGCAACGGAAAGTTTTGATTACACACCAGCAGGGGAAAGTTCTGCTAAAAAATTTGTATGTGAAAGCTGGACTAAAACAATTCCTTATTTAAACAGAGCTACCATTAATGCAACTTTTAGGGAAGTTTTTGAACCATGAGTACAGCACCCATAATTTCTGATTTACAAAAAACTAATCCATCAGCAATTATTGAAATGTTTTCTTTAACTACAGTTGCAAGCTTACATGGATCAACGGCAACTTACAGATTTCACAATGGTACAAATGGAACAGGTAATGGAGATATTATTTGGCAAGGTAATACTTATGTAAGAATGCCTATCACAGCAGAGGGGTTTGCTTATCAACGTGGGCAGATTCCTAGACCAACACTTACTGTTAGCAATGCGTTAGGGACTATTACAGCAATACTTCTAAATGTTAACTCAGTCACTACTGGAAATGATTTAACAGGAGCTACAGTTACAAGGATAAGAACTTTGGCAAGGTTTATTGATAGTATAAATTTTATTGGCAATACTAATCCATTTGGTACACCAGACCCTTCAGCAGAGTTTCCTCAAGAAATATATAAGATAGATAGAAAAGCTACAGAAACTAGAGATATTGTTCAATTTGAACTTGCCGCACCTTTTGATTTAGCTGGTGTGAGAAGTCCAAAAAGAATTTGCACTAGGGATAATTTTCCGAGTATTGGAACTTTTATTGCATGAACTGGAAAGACGCTGCTCTTGCTCATGCGAAAGACCAAGATCCAAAAGAGTCGTGCGGTCTTTTACTAAATATAAAAGGCAAAGAGAGATATTTTCCTTGTAGAAATTTATCAATGACAGCTTATCAATGTTTTATTATCGATCCAGAAGATTATATAAAGGCAGATAATACAGGAGATATTATTGCTGTAGTACATAGTCACCCTGTAACGCCACCAGTTGCAAGCCAATCCGATAAAGTTGCCTGTGAGCAAAGTGGTCTTGTATGGCACATAGTAAACCCTAAAACAGAGTCATGGGGTTATCTTGAGCCAACAGGTTATAAAGCACCCATACTTGGCAGAGAATGGGCTTGGGGAGTCACAGATTGCTATACCTTAGTCCGAGACTGGTATAAAGAGAAATTAAATATAGATTTGATTGACTGGCATAGACCTACAACTTTAGAAGAGTTTAATAAAAATCCTATGTTTGAAAAATGTGCAGAAGAAACAGGTTTTAGAGAACTTAATCCTGATGAAAAGCTTATAAATGGAGATTTACTATTTATGTCAATTTTGTCCAATAATTTAAATCATGTCGGAATTTTTGTAGATGGTGATGTTTTACATCATTTAACAGATAGACTTAGTTGTATAGAACCATATTCAGAATGGTTGTTAAAATGCACAGGAAAGAGGTTGCGTTATGTTGCGTAAAATAAAATTATATGGAGAGTTAGCCAATTTTGTTGGTCATAATGAATTTGTAGTTAAAGCAGATACACTTGGTCATGCAGTAAGTTTTCTTGTTAATAATTTTGAAGGTATAGAAAAGTATATGAATCCAAAATACTATCAGGTGAAAGTTGGTGATTATGCCATTAATGAAGAAGAGATACATCACCCAATAGGACAACAGGATATTCATTTTGTGCCTGTGATACAAGGTGCTGGTGGTAATACAGGGAAAATCTTGTTAGGTGGTGCTTTGATAGCTGTTTCAATGGGTGCTTTCGGTGCTTTCGGTGCTAAAGCAATAAGTTTTGGTGCTAGTGGTACAGGCTTTGCTGGTGCAAGTCTTGGAGCTAAAGCTGCATTTGGTATAGGTGCTGGATTAGCTCTTTCTGGTGTCAGTGATATGCTCTTTCCTCTACCAAAAATGCCAGAGTTTAAAAGTGAACAAGATCCTAGAATATCATTTGGTTTTAGCGGGACATCTAATACTAGTCGGGCTGGAACTCCAGTCCCAATTTGTTATGGCGAGATCATAACTGGCTCAGTGGTGATTAGTGGAGCCGTTGACACCCAACAGGTACAAGCATGACAAAAAAAATTATCAGAGGAAGTGGTGGCAGACCTTCTCCACCAACTCCACCTCAACCAACTAGAACACCTGATAATTTACACAGTAGGCAGTTTGCTACTTTTCTTGACCTTATTTCTGAGGGAGAGATAGAAGGTTTTGCTTCAGCATCGAAAGAAGGTCTAACTCAAGGGACAACTGCATACAATAATGCTGCTCTCAAAGATGTAATACTTAACGATACTCCTGTTTTAAAATCTACTGCTAATTCAGCAGATCCAGCAGCAACTGATTTTAACTTTCAAGATGTAGGTTTTACTCCTAGATTTGGAACTGCAAGCCAGACAAAAGTTGATGGAATAGAAAGTAGTTCCTCTGTCACAGCAGTCGGAACAACAGTGACAGCTTCATCACCTGTTACAAGACAGATAACAAATTCAAATGTTGACGCAGCGAATATAACTATTACATTTCCACAGTTACAAAGAGCAACAGAAACAGGTGATCTACTTGGAACTTCTGTTCAACTAAAAATATCTGTTCAATATAATTCGGGAGGTTTTACTGATGTTATTACAGATACTGTCACAGGTAGAAGTGCTGACGCTTATCAAAGAGATTATAGAGTAAATCTTACAGGTGCTTTTCCAGTTGATATAAGAGTCTCAAGAGTGACTGCAGATAGTACTTCTTCTAGTCTTGTAAACGCTTTTACATGGACAAGTCTGGGTGAGATTATCGATGATGCAAATACTTATGCAAATAGTGCTTATGCTGCAATCAGGCTTGACTCAATGCAGTTTAGTTCTATTCCTTCAAGAAAATATAGAATTAGAGGAGTTAAAGTAAGAATACCAGCTGCAGGGGCAAGCGGCTCTGGTACGCCAACTATTGACAGTGCAACAGGAAGAATAATTTATCCAACTGGATATGTCTTTAATGGTGTTATGGGTGCGGCTCAATGGTGTTCTTGTCCATCAATGATATTGCTTGATCTCTTGACAAATACACGTTATGGATTTGGAGATCATATAACAGACAGTAGCCTTGATTTATTTTCTTTTGTTACTGCAAGCAAGTTTGCAAATACATTGGTATCAGATGGATTTGGAGGTCAGGAAGCGCGATTTTCATGTAATGTAAATATTCAAGGAAGTGAGGAAGCTTTTGATCTCATAAATGAGTTGGCTGGTGTGATGCGGTGTATGCCGATATGGTCTGCTGGTAGTATTTCCCTAAAACAAGATAGTCCAGCTACAGCTTCATATCTATTTAATTTGTCAAACATAACCAGTGATGGGTTTACTTATTCTGGTAGCAGTCTCAAGCAACGTCACAGTGTTGTTTCTGTGTCATATTTCAACATGGATACAAAAGAGATAGATTTTGAAGTTGTAGAAGATACCAATTTAATAAATAAGATAGGCTCAAATATCAAACAAGTAAAAGCTTTTGCTTGTACTTCAAGAGGACAAGCTGCCAGACTTGGTCGGGCTATACTTTTCAGTGAAGCCAATGAAACTGAAGTAGTAAGTTTTACAACTTCTATTGATAGCGGTATTGTAGTAAGGCCATCAGCAATAATACAAATTGCAGATCCTGTTAGAAGTGGTGTTAGAAGAGGCGGTAAAATATCATCTGTAACCTCTACAACTATTATTACTGTTGATGATTCTACAAATACAGACATAGCAACTACAGCCAATGCAAAGATTAGTGTTGTAATGCCAGACGGCAGTGTTGAGACTAAAGATATTGTTTCTGTTTCTGGAGCCACGATTACTGTATCAAGTGCTTTTTCTGAAGCACCAAATGTTAATGCTAACTGGCTAATTTCAAATGACACTGTGCAGTCTCAGTTATTTAGAGTCATAACTGTTGAAGAAGTAGATGACGTTAATTATGGCATTACTGCGCTGTCTTATGTAAATGAAAAATATGCTTTTATTGAAGATGGTTCAAGTTTACCAACAAGAACTGTATCTGTATTAAACGAATTAAAAAATCCACCTTCAGCTTTACAAGCGGAAGAAAAAATTGTTGTTATTAATAATCAAGCAGTTTCTAAATTAATTATTAGTTGGCAGCCTATTGTTGGAGTTACACAATATCAAGTTAATTACAGATTTAATAATGGAAACTTTGTTTCTCAAACAGTATCTAGTCCTGACTTTGAGATATTTGACAGTGATGTTGGAACTTATGAAATACAGGTTTTTAGCTTCAATGCAGCACTACAGACAAGTGCTACCTCTGCTGATCTTACTTTTGTTGCACAAGGAAAGACTGCACTGCCAGCAAATGTCACTGGTTTAACAGCAGAGCCTATTAGTGAAAAGTTAGTGCGATTACGTTGGAATTTATCTACTGATGTTGACGTTATTCATGGTGGGCGTGTTTATGTAAGACATTCTACTCTCGTTGACGGAAGCGGATCCTTTGCTAATAGTACTGATTTAATTCAAGCATTAGCTGGTAATACGACAACTGCGGAAGTGCCATATCTTGAAGGCGAATATATTTTAAAATTTCGTGATGATGGAAACAGATTTAGTGCTGGTGAAACAAGTGTAGTTATTGATTTACCTGATAACTTAGCTCCTCTAATTGCTTTAACAAGAAGGGAGGATCAGGATAGTCCAAAATTTCAAGGAACTAAAACTAATGTTTCTTTTGATGCGACTACAAACAGTTTAAATTTATCTGGTACTGGACAGTTTGATTCTATAACTGATTTTGATCTAGTTGGTTCTGTTGATGATTTTGGAGGCATTTCTTCATCAGGTACTTATGAGTTTGGTGGTGCTGCTGGTAGTTCTTTCTTAGATTTAGGTGCTGTATTTAGTGTTGATTTTAAACGACATTTTCTTACTGAAGCGTTTTTCCCTTCTGATCTGTTTGATTCCAGAGGTTTGATTGATAGCATTACAGATTTTGATGGTACAGAAGCTCTTGATGTAAATGCTGAAATGCAAGTTGCAGTTACACAAGATAATCCTAGTTCTGGATCTCCAACCTATACTGCGTTTCAAACTTTTGCAAATGGCACTTATAAAGGAAGAGGTTTTAAATTTAAAGTAAATCTTACAAGTAATGACACAGCACAGGATATAAAGGTTTCTCAGCTAGGTTATACAGCATCTTTACAGAGAAGGACAGAACAGGGTAATCTAACAGCAAGCGGAGCAGGGGCTAAAGCTATCACGTTTACACACCCTTTCTTTGTCGGTACTTCTTCAATTCTTGGTGCGAATACTAATTTACCCTCGATTGGTATTAACGCTCAGAATATGGCATCAGGAGATTATTTTGAAGTATCTAGTGTTTCTGGGACAGGCTTCACAGTACACTTTAAAAATTCATCAAATGCTTCGATTGATAGAAATTTCACTTATCAGGCTGTCGGATTTGGTAAAGGAGGGTAGAATAGGCTCAATGTTACTTACTTAAATGGCAGAACACGATTTTGTAATTGATAATGGAACTGGTGCTGCCGTAAGAGCAGACATCAATAATGTTTTACAGGCTATTGCATCAAATAATAGTAAATCTGGTGCATTAACAACTAATTTTGCGTTCCAATGGCACGTTGATACATCTGATGGACTTTTAAAGATAAGAAATGCAGCAAATAATGGATATGTAACTGTAGGAACAGCAGCTAGTACTAATTTAGGATTGATGCCTCAAGCTGGAGGTACTTTTACAGGAAAGATAACGCATAACTATACATCTAGTCTGACCATACCATCTGGTACAACGGCTCAGAGAGATGGTAGCCCTGCTGTTGGTATGTTTAGACATAACTCAACTCTTAATCAGTTTGAAGGCTATAACAATGGTGCTTGGGGTGCTATAGG